CCTATAACGGCAGCGAACTTGCGCCGTTTAATAGGCGGTTGGTTGGTAATGGCGCAAGTTTGTTGTTACCTGCTGGCGGCGGCACACAGAATTTAAAAACTAATTTAAAAACATAATATGAGTACAGAAACAAAACAATTCCCGACACAAATAGGGCAATCAATTGCCTGTGATTTTCAAGAAAATACATGGACGTTTGAAATGCCTAAAAAATTCGCTTGGACTGGTGGCAAATTCGCAATCGTACCAAATGAGGATTACGAAAAATCTAAAGCGGAAATTATTAAACTAAGAAAGTTGCTTTACCAAGTTGAAGTATTTATGGAACAAGAAAACATGAATAGTGATTACGATGGAATTTGGAGGGATAATGACGAAGATATTTTAGCACAAGTTAAAGCGGAAAGTCTGGACGAGTAGCCGTCCGCCGCTTGCAGGTAACGTTTCTCGGCTTTGTGTCAGGTGGGACATCAAGGCTCAAATGTTCAACCCACCACTAAACTTAAATAGAATTACAAATGATGAATGAAGTACAAAAGCCCCACTTGCACAAAACCGATGTTAGCGGTAGTACGGTTTCATTAGACGAAACTCAAACCGCTATTATGCAGGGTAAAATTTGCCCCTATTGTAAAGGCAAAACTCAATATGTAGATAGTGCTGTTATTTATGGTAAAAGCTACGGAATGATTTATTTGTGCAAACCTTGTGATGCTTATTGCGGTGTTCATAAAGGAACTGATAATTCACTTGGAAGATTAGCAAATAAAGAATTACGTTATTGGAAAAAAGAAGCCCATAAATATTTTGATGTGATATGGAAAGAAGGACACGAAAAAAGGGGCGAAGTTTACAAACGCTTGGCTAATCATTTAAAACTACCTGTTGAATATTGCCATATAGGAATGTTCTCGGTAAAAACTTGTCAAGAAGTAGTTGATTGGTCAAAGATGATTTTAAATGATTTAAGGCGGTTGGATATGGATTTTGGTGTAGATGTAAAACGTCCACATTATGAACGTCCGTAGTATTGCCGCTAACGGAGGCGAACTTGCGCCGTTTAATAGGCGTTTAGTTGGCAATGGCGCAAGTTTGTTGTTAGCGGTTCGGGCGAATTAAATAATTTAATAACTAAAAAAAATAACATGTCATCATTTTCAACAATTCACGACAAAATTAACGGAGATAAAAAAATAGGGTTTGCTCTGTTGATAGAAACAATAAACACTCAAAAAAATCATTTAAAACGAATAAACGATTTAACACTTGAATTAGAAATTGAAAATCAAAAATATAATTCAACCATAAACGATGCTTCGCACATTTGCAAGATTCTTAAAATTACACCACCATTAATTATTCAGAATGATACTACGGATGAAGTTTATTTTTTAAAAGAAAACTTTAACGGTGACATTAAAACAGTAGATTATGTGGTCAGAACGCCTGACCGCTAACGTTATTTGGCTTTACGCAGGTGGGGCTAAATAGCACAAAACTTTCAACCTGCACAAAAGATTATTAAAAGCACGTAAGCTGGGTTTAAGCACTAACCCCCACTTGCGTAAAACCAATGTTAGGCACAGTTAAATTTTATGGACATAATGTTAAAAATTTTAATTACACAAATGGCAGTATTAGCATGCGGTCTTTTTAGTATGCACCCTGATAGTCCAATAGCGGACTATGTAGAAAAAAAGTTTGGTGATTACGGTAAAGCCCTGAATATAATAAATGGTAGTCAGTTCATACTAATGATTGCAACACTAATCGTTTGGTTATGGCGTGTCGATTAATTGTGCCTAACGGACGCAAGCTAATGGTCAGGCGCTAAACCAACTAATAACATTTGAGCATAAACGCTGCGCTTGCCATTAGGTTGTGTTAGGCTTTCGGTTTGCAGCAAAGGAATGAAAAATTTAAAATAAGATAAAATGAGTAAAGAAAAAATCATAGTAGTATCAGCGGGCGGAATTGATGCGGTTAAGCCTGAAATTCTATTGAAGTTAAATGAAGAATTTGGCGCAGAAGGGTATATCATTGTTGACCCCAAAAACTTAAAGCAACATATTACAGAAACCAAAGCGCCAAGTTTTGAAAGGAGTATTCCAATTATAAATACGCATGAACTTTTACCCGAAGTAAAATTAAAAGATCCAAGTAAACCAATAGATGCAATACTTAAAAACAAAAGATATAAGTAGCTGCGTGCGGCTTGGCAAACTGTAGCCTAACGTTACCGTGCTTGGTGCAGTGCGGGCTAAAAATGCACCAATTTTCGATTAATAACTAATAATAACAAAGATGCAAGATATTAAAATTAAAGACCAAACCCCGCATTGCTCCAAACACGTGTTATGTGCTGGTGCGGTTTCAAAAGACGGAATTTCATTGATACACGGAGATTGTTTGCAAGCCTTACGAGGCTATGGCGATAATCATTTTAAAATAGCAATAGTTGACCCTCCTTATGGAATTAATGCAGGTAAAATGACAATGGGAAGCGGTAAGCACAAATTTAGCAAGGACAAAGATTGGGATAGTGCAATACCAAGCGAAGAGTATTTTACCGAATTATTTAGGGTGTCTGAAAATCAAATTGTGTGGGGGGGCAATTACTTTACTGAATTTTTGCCTCCTACACCGCATTGGCTTTTGTGGGATAAGAAAAACCCAAACTTGAGCTTTGCTGAAGGTGAATTGGCTTGGGTGCGAAAAGGTAAAAACCTGCGGATATTTCAACATTATTCAGCACAAGTTGAAGAAGGCGGTAAAATACACCCTACACAAAAGCCAGTAAAATTATATAGGTGGATATTAAACAACTACACAAGCGAAGGAGATTTGATTTTAGACACCCATTTGGGAAGCGGGTCAATCGCCATAGCCTGCCATCAAATGAAACGAAAACTAATAGGATATGAAATTGATGCAGATTATTACCGAAAGGCTTGCAAACGATTTGAAGAACAAACTCGTCAAACAGCACTATGGTAGCACTTGCACATAACGGTTTCGGTATAGGCGCAGAACGGATTATTAACTTAAAAACTAAATAGAAAATGAAATACTTAATGATATTTATATACTTGGCTTTACTTGTTTTAGCTGTGTATTATAGTTGCCTTGGTAAATATGATAGGGCTTGTTTTGATTTACTGATAGCTTACGGAATTAGGTTTAGAATACGTGATGAATACGGAGAGTAGTTTTGCGCCTATACCGTGTTATGGCATCGTTTTAATGTGCCATAACGGTTCACGGCTTTGCGATGTGGCGGTATTCAAGGCACAAATGCTCAATACACCACCGAAGCCAAATAGTAGTACAAATGTTCAATAATAGCAGTCAAGCCGCCATATTGCAAAACCGATGTTAGCGGCTGCTGCGGTCAAATTAAAGAAAATGATATTAAGAAGATTGGGAAATAAAAACAATATAGCAAAGGAAATTCAAAAGCATTTTCCACAGCATAAGATTTATGTTGAGCCATTTTTTGGGGCTGGTGGAATGTTTTTTAATAAACAAAGAGCAAACAATAATCTTCTTAATGATATTGATAGCGAAGTTTTTAATTTATGGGTTGTTGTAAATGAAAAGCAAGAAGAATTGAATGAATTTATGTGCAATACTCCATACCATCAAGACATAGTTAAATATTGGGATGCTAACAAAGAAACAGACTGCATAAAAAAGGCTGCAAGGTTTCTTTATTTGACAAACTATGTATTTATGGGTAAAGGAACTACGCTAAAATTAAATGCTTCAAAAAATGAATTTTGCTTAACCCTAAATGAAAAATTAAGGTTTTGTAATAAGATGCTTATTGATTGCCAATTTTCAAATTTAGATTTTAGAAAGTTTATCCGAAGTATAAATTTTGTTCAAGATGGCAGGGAAGCAGAAAAAGAAACTTTGATTTATGCAGACCCACCATATTTAGAAACAGGGGATAATTACAGCCATTCATTTAAAGAAACTGATGCTGTTGATTTGTTTGATTGCTTACAAAATACTGGTGCAATGTTCGCCTATTCAGAATTTGACCATCCATTTATTTTAAGTCAAGCAAAAGAAAGGGGATTGAATGTAATAACGATTGGCGAAAGACACAATATGAAGAACCGAAGAACTGAAATTTTGGTAACTAACTACAAAAAACCAATGTCGTTATTTGACGGGGTGTAGCAGTTGCCGCTAACTACTCGCTAACCGATTAACATTAAAAATCAATAAGTTATGAATCAAGAAGTACAAAATATAGTACATTTTAAAGAACAGTATTTAAAGATTGTACAAGAATTAGTACACATAAGAAAGTCAATACCAATGACACAAGCGGAAATTTCTGACTGGCTAAAGGTTGATAGACGTAAAATAATTGATTTAGAAAACGGAAATATAAATATATCTTTACTTTTAACTTATGCCGACAAATTAAGTATTGATATTAAATTTAATTATGTAATAACCTAAGTGCATTTATTGTGCTGATTAAAACTACTTAATTAAAACCATCCCACCTAAAACGCCTGGCCCTAAGAAAGCTAGGTTTTTTTATTTTAGTTTGTCTAATTGAATTTGTTTGTCTTTAGAGCCTATTGAACTTCCAAAGTAATAACCTATCACTCCCATTGAAATAGTTGTTAAGCTGCCAATTATACCGCTTACTAATACTTCTTTGTGTGGCTCTAAATCTTTAAATATAATAATGTACCAAAATATAAAGGTACTGCCTAAAACTAACAAGGCTAATATAGGTGTAATAATTTTATTTAATAAAGGTGCTTTATCACTTGTCGCAATATCAATCTCACGCTTACGGGCTGAGTCCATTTCTTTCTGTTCAATATCCATTTGCTTAGTTAATTCAAGTTCCATTAACTGAGTGTGTTTATTAGCTTCTTCAATTAGTTTTAATTTAATAGCTTCCTTTTCTTCTTTAGATAAAGTAAACTCATCAACTGTATTGCTAATTGTTTCTATTAATTTAGAGCCACCTCCTGCTAATATGTTTGTTATGAATTTTGGTAAAGGCATATTATATTTGTTTAGGGTTAGCTTATTTTAAGGATTTACAATATATAATTTATCAAGTCCAGTGAACCTACAATCCATGTGAGTCCATCCGTTTGTCATTGTTTTATTTTCAAGAGTAGTAAGACCGGCTGCCATAAATACTTTTTCATTTGCAACGATCGTATCATAAACTTCATTGCTTGGGACAACACGAGTACGGCCACCTTTATAAAAAATCACAACGTTAATATCTTGCGCATTAGTGCTACCTCCAACGTGTTGGCTTAACATTGCTGTTTTTTTTCCGCTTGCTATTTGGTCATTAATATATTTTACAGTTCTTAAACCTCTGTTGTTAAAAGTTCCACCAAGCATTTTAGTATGGTAGTCGTTAACCACGATAACTACTTTTTCAATAGTTAGATCCTTTGATTTGTAGAAATCATTAAAAAATTGATCTGTAAACTTATACAGCTTAACGATATTATCCGAAACGAACTGCCACGATTTTTCACCGTATTGGGCGAATACTTCTTTTGATACAAATGTTCTTACGTCTAAACTCATTTTTTATCTTTTTTTTCAATTACTAATCCTTCGTTCTCCTCAGGCTTTTCAAACTCCTTACTAATATGCGGCTTGAATTGTCTGTCCTCCATGGCGCCTACTCTATAATTTAAAAATGAAAGTGATTAATAATTAAACTTCCTACCCATTTAGCAGCCAAAGCAACAAAACCACCAAAAGTAGCCCAAGCCCCAATAGTTGCCTTTCTTACAGCTTGTGAGGTTTCGTATTTTATTTTAAATTCAGAGAATGATTTTTTTAATTCCGCAACCTCTGAAACTAAACCTTTAGCCCCAGTACCCTCATCATTATGTAAATAATTCAATATTTTATCTACATTTCTTTTTAATACTTCAACGTCTTTGTCTGACATAAACTTTATAATAAGATGTTAATACGGTTAAAATTATCATTATAATATCAGTCCATGTAAAATAATTGCAGCTAAAAAAAACTCTATCTACAATATCCGAACACGCAAAACCTAATCCAATTAAACATATAAACTCACTAAATAAATTATGTTTAAGAGTTGTTAAATACAAAGATAACCCAAATATTAAGGCGTATAAATTAGTTCTTAATGTCCACCATTGAACTAAATCAATAGTAAAATAATCACAGATTAAACCATTAAATACAAATAAACTAACTACTAATATGGAAATTAAATTAGCCATTAGTAAATTGGTTTTGTTGGGTATCTTTTATCAGGGTTAACCGTATCGGAAATAACGTTTAATGCAGTTTGAAAATTAGGCGTTGGGTAAGCATCAAATACTTGGTCACATATTTGCAAATCTGCATCTGATCCACCGCCCTCTAAGTTCTCAATAGATTGTGCAAACGCTCCTTTTAAAACGTAATTGTTTGGTAACATACTATAAATAGTATTTAGTACCGCTATTGCTTTTGAATAAGTCATAATTAATTATAATATTCTTTATACTTTGGTTTAGTTTTATATCTTTTCTTTTCTACAATGTCAAATTTAACCCTAATAATCAAAGCACCACAAGCCGAACCCCAAGCCGTCATTCCCATATCTAAGTTAGAATAAACACCTCTATCCATATTTCTATCCCATACAACCTCTTTTAATATTCCTGCCGTTGTACCTGCTACAAATCCAGTTAAGGCACTTAGGAATGGTCTATCAGTCATTTGATTGGTAACTTCTGCTGTTAGTACCGTTATGCCAAACCCAGCGTAAAAGTGTTTAGTCTTATCGTCTATTTGTGCCGTAAGTCCTAGACTAAATAACAATAATATGCTTAATATTTTAACCATTAATTACAACTTGAATGTTACTTTTAATTTGATTGCCCTGAAATTGACCGCTAATAACTAAAGAACAATTATGTTTTTTAGACCAATTGCCTATTAAAACGTCTAAATCTTTACTAGCCGTTTCAACTTTCTTTTGTTGTTCCGCTTTAATTAATTCCTGAGCTGCATCTAATGCGCTCTGTTTATTTTTTATAGTTGTTTTCATGCTGCTAATATAATAAAAATTAATTATTAAAATCCACGATATCCAGTCGAAGTAATATAAATACTTCCACTTGTCATTGTTGTAGGTATTAAAAAGTTAGTTATCATATTTGCAATCCCTCTTAATGGGTTTGGAAAACCAATTAAAATAGTTTGTGGAATCCCAGTTGCTCTAAAGTGTTGTTGATATAATATTCTGTAAACGGTAGTTCCTGTATAAGCTACTGATGGCACTACGTTAGCACCTCCAATAGTAAGTGCAAAGTTGAAAGTAGTTGCTGAGCCTACCGAAGTTACATAATAAACAGTATTTGTGCTTACACCTGTACCACCTGCTAATGATGTAAATACAACTGAATCACCAATCTTTAAATCGTGTGAAGTTGATGTAGTACACAATCCTGTTGTTATTGCTATTGATGAAACTGTTAATGCTCCATCTAATATCCAAGCCACTCCGCCTGTGCCAAGTGAATCTGTTGATATTGCTAATTGACTTATGTAATTTCTAACACTTGCAGTTCCACTTGCAGGAACAAATTGTTGAACGGTTACGGTACTTGCAACGGTTGAAAAGTTAAAGTTATAATCTAATTCGGCTGTTCCGTATGGCTTTATAACTACTTGTTGTCCTGTTGTCGTTGGAGCGCCACCTGCATCACCAGCCACTAAAGAAACATCAACTGTTGCAATAGTAGTAGGTACAACTTTACCAGCTACATAAACCGGATTACCTGAAACGGCAGCAGAATGAGCGGCAGTTCCGGCAGTATTACTTGCCGTAATAGTTCCTGTAACAGTTGTACTTGGAGCAGATAAAACACGAACAGGCAAACTATTATTTAAAGATTGAATGCGAGTTGAAACTAAAGATACTTGCGAGGCAATATAATCTTCAATACGAACCATTCCAATAGTCCAAGTTATACTTGATGCTGGAGCAGTCGTTCCGTTTTTCGCTCTAATTTGCACGTACAGATTAACGTCCGGTTCTGGAATATTAGTATCCCAACTTGTTCTATCTGTTAATGCAGCACCAGCAACTAAAGTTTTATCAGCTAAAGAAGAAACTCCATTTTCAGTATTGATAGCTACTAAATGAGATGATGTGGTTGTGTTTATGGTAGCCGTTGCAGCCGTATTTTGCCAGCCTTTACGTCTAGTATTGAAGGCCGCATTTGTTGAATTAGTTCCGTTATAAACTAATTCTATTTTATTATAACCGGTTAAAGATAAAGTTCCTGATCCACTTGCCGGATAACCAGCTACGGTAAAGCGAATAGTATTAGCATTCGGAATAGATGCTATAACACCTTCCATTGGAATGCCAACACTTGACAAAGCACATAAATCCATTCTTTGCCCTACGTTTTCAGCTGTGAATCCATGAGCTGTTTTAGTTACGTCTACCGTTGTAGTGTTTACAATGTTATAAGATAAAGTGTCCCCGATAACATCAACTAACTCTATAAAAAAGTTAGTGTTAATTATCCTGCTAGATAATGTAGTAATTTGTTTTAATGTTTGTGCTGCGTTTAGTTGATAAACGCCACGAGCAACAAATTCAGCATTGGCAGTTGTTCCGGCTGCAATAACTAAATTTCCTGCACTTTGCGAAATTGTCATTCCAGCACCGGCAGCAATTTGAGTAAATTCAGGAGTCAACAATCCACTACCTACCTGAGCAAAAGAACAGTCGTTATATTTTTGTGGCGCTTGTCTTATTGGTAAAGATGGCGTTGCATCTGTTGGTTGGTCTACAATAGCAGTTGATAATCTATCTTTTACAGCAGTAAGAATTACCTCCTGCTCGGTTGATAGAGTTACAGGCATACTGTTTGCCGATGTTGCTTGTCCGTTTGGATTATTTGGATAATATGTCATTTTCTTAAATTATTTGCCAATTAGTTCCATCACTAATTACAGTAAACGATGTGTTTAATACGCTTGTAACTATCGTTAAAGAACCATCTATTGTTTGAGAAGAAGTTGTATTAATCGTTAATGTACCACCAGTCAATTTAACGTTATAAGTATTAGTGTTTCCTATTGCAGTTGGTAGTGTTAAAGTTAAAGTTGAGGTACAGAAATAATAATAATCTGTATTTCCAGTAGCACCTGCCGTTGTGTTTATCGCTATGTTATTAATTGATTTAGCGTAACCAGTTGATGAAGTTGCCCAGCTTGCATTTCCGTTAGCGTCTGAAATTAGAACTTTATTTAACGCTTGCGTTCCATCAACTAATCTAAATCCAGTTGAATATAAAGAGCCTATTACGTTTATATTTCCGTTGCTTATAATAGCAAAAGGATTAGTAATTGTAGTAAAACCACCACTTGTAGTAGGAGAATATACATTTAACGTTCCTGCTGTTGTTATGATATTAGAACCACTAACGTGTGAATAAACAGGTGCTGTTATTCTTATTTCTTCTTGTAAAGTTATTGCACCGTTAGCCCATTGGCGTGAGCCAGTAGTAAATAAAAAGCCAGCAATATTTGCGCTTGCTGTTTGCCCTGTGTTATTTGGCTTTGTAAAAGAAAAAGAAGTTGTTGCTCCACTTGTGCTTATTCCGTTCCATTGCGCTAAAACATTTGCGCCGACGTTAGTTCCAAAAAATATAGAATTATTTGCATTTTTAGCGTATAATCCTAAATTTCCAGTATAAGCATTTATTTGACCGCAAGTCAATAAATTACTTATTGACGCAGTTCCAATTACATCTAATGTTACACCGGGTGAAGTTGTGGCTATTCCTAGTCTATTATTCACTTCATCATAAGCAGAAGTTCCAAATAGTATTTTACCTTTTGTTGCATTTGTTGTAGACGCTAAAGTTAAAGTCCCACCACTTGCAGATGAGCCGTAAATCAAAGGCGTAGTTATATCAGTCGTAAAAGTCGGGCTAGTTCCAAAAACCAAAGAGCCTGTTCCTGTTTCGTCGCTTATTACACCTGCTAATTGAGATGAAGTGGTTGCTGCAAATTGACTTAAAGGATTAGTTGTTAAAGCATCTCCAACACCGTAAACATTACTATCAACTGTGCCATCCGCTTTTAAAAACTGAGTTGATGAACCACCTGTTTTTATAAACCCTGTTGTTTCTATTTTTTTTGTTGCAACATTTCCAGTAGTTAATACTTGTTCAAGGGTTGGAGTGCCAGCGCTGCCAACAGGCTGCCAGGTTCCATCGTCTCTTAAAAAATAACCTAACGGTGATGAAGATTGTATTTTTGTTACATCAACAATACCAACAGAGTTTATTCCTAAATAACCACCATTGGCATCTTTATCGTCAATAATATTTACTACCGATTCGATTATAGAATTAAACGTGTCACGTAATCCCTGTGCCGTAGTTTGGTTTCCACCGGTAAGTACTTTACTATTTAAAAGTGCAACTAATGCAGCCCTATTTATTGCGCTCATGAAATATATTGATAACCTTTATTTGTATAAGCTAAATTTGAAACAGTAAAACTTTGTTGAAGGATAGGAGCATATTTTAATAAATTTGTTTCTTCGGTCCGAACAGTTAAAATCAATCGGCCCATTGAAACATTACTTGCATCTTCAACATTTTGTTCCCTTAATTGCATTTCTCCTACCAATATTCCTCCGATTGTTCCAGGAGCAAATAATAATGTTTTATACTGAGGATCTTCTAAAATGTAATCGCAAATACTTAAAAGACTTTCAAGTAATATTTGTGATTCTTTATCTCCTGGTTTATTACTTTCTGATGCTGCTCTAGTGAAAATGTCAATAGCGTATTGATAGGTCCCGTCCTTACTTCCTTGAGTCTTACTATCAAAAACACCATTAATAACAGAAACATTTACAAATGCTAATTCTGTTTGATCAATTGGTTTTTTACGCTCAATATAAACACCATCAACATTGCAATTAGGATTATAATTAAGATATTGATTATTTAATTCGACCAAAAGAATTTGCGCTATACGATCGCGTATAGGTTCAAAATTTCTTTTTGGAATTGTATAATTTATAAGAGCGCTCATTTATAATCTTCTAAAACAAAAACAATTAATCCGATTGTTTCATCCGGCATTTTTGATTTAATGATGTAATTTTTTAGTATTCCTGAACTATCTTTTACATCAACAAGATCATTTTTCATATCAACTTCTCCTGATGCATTTCTTACTGAATAACCGGCATTAGTTAATAAACCTTCACTTACTGATACTGTGGCATTTTTTGAATAAACAACATTTCCAACACTATCAACTCCTAAATGAATTTTATTATGAATGCCATTTATGGTAACAACTTTACCATCTTTTGCAGAAGTGAATTTTATAGGAACACCAAAATCATTGCCGTTTCCAGTAATGATTTGTAAATCTGCTATGGCTTGATCTATTAGTCCCATGTTAACAAAAAAGGTGAGTAACCTTAATAACTCACCTTTTTATTTTAAGTTTAAACCCCTTTAAACTATTTTTTTTTAACTTCAGTTTTCTTTACTTCAACTAAAAATCCTGTTTTTACAAGTTGATCAGCAATGCCTTCTTCCCATAAATCCTCCGGATATTCCTTTGTTTTATCAGTTAGCACTCCGTTAGGATAGCCAACTGATAAAGTATTTGGATGAATTTTAAAGTATTTCATTACGCAACGCACTGAAGTGTATAAATTTGATCTACTACTGTAGGAATCGCTAAAGGACAAGATTCAACATCATAATAGTGAGCACGTTTGTCTACATCAAGAAAATCAGTGAAAACAAATTCACCAACAACTGGCATCGCTCCTGGTTTTACAACTTGAGGAACTGCTCCAAAAGCTGTTTTAAACTTGGTAACTTCAGGTAATAAAATACCTAATTTTGGATTGATGTATGGTTGCATTACACCTGCTGAATCTTGGTAGTATTCAGGATAAGTCCAAACATTAACAAGATAAGATCCACAACTCATTTGACCATGGAATGCAGCACCAATAGCTTCTTTTTGTGGCGGTCTCATATCATCCAACTTTAAGTTGAATAAGTTTTGACGATTTAAAAAGATTGTGTTTTTATATAAATCTGCTTTTGCAGTATTACCCAAAATTAAATTGAATGTTCCAGTTTGAACTTTACCAACTGTACGTAAAAACACACAACCAGCTTCTAATTGATCAAAAGGATTTGTTGTTCCAGTGATCCAATAGTTACCAGCTCCCGGATCTACTTTTGAAGCAGCTTTACGCTTGAAATCAATTGATGTGTTAGTTCCAGCATTTAAAACAATACCAGTTTCTAAAACATTTTTACATTGAATTTCAATTGCACGCTCAATTTTCTCTTGAAGTTGTAATTGATTATCTACAACGTCATTGATCAATGCAGCAAAAACTGAATCATCAATACTTTGAGCAGCATACAATCGATCGTACAATTGTAATTTTGTTGCATCAAATTTCTCACGGAAATATGGTGGAATAAATAACTTTTCAGTTGAACGAGTCCATTGGTTACGATTTCCATCATCACCACGAAATACATCAACAGCAACTTTTTCAGTTCCACGTTGAACTTCAATTGACACTTCTAAAGTTGGCGAAACAACTGAAGGAAAAAATGAGCGTAAAAAATTCGCTGGCTTTGGACGTTCTTTATAAACATCAATAAGTTTTGAGGTGTATAGACCTTGCGCGTCTGTTGTCGAAATATTTGGCATATTTTCTTTTTTTTAAGTTTTAATTAATTTATGAATTGTCGTAATCAGTCATTTCATTTGAAACAACAAGTAAAATACCGGTAGTCTCAGCCATGATTTTATCTTTAATTCTACGTCCTGCAACAACTGTTTCAATTGTTTGACCAAAGCTTGTAGGGAAGAAAGAAACTTTATCTTGCGCTACACGTCCAGCAACTGTAAGTGAACATGTCTCAGTTGCACCTGCATCTAAACTAACATCATCTGTTAGGATACCACACACAAACTGAGTACCATTACTGGCAGCAGAATTAAAAGGTGCAATTATTCCACTTGAAGCAATACGCCCCATAACTGTACCTGCTGGTAAAACTATCGGATTGTATCCTGAGTTATTAATAAATGCTTCTTGGCGAGTGTAATTACCTCCTAAGAATATTTTTGAAGTATCTGTGTTTACAAATAACTGGCTACCAGTATTTAAAGTAATTGATTGACGACTGCTCATATATTATTATTATTTTAAACCTAATTTTTTATCTAAAGAAGCGGCAAATGCAGCAATCTCTTTTTCTTTTTCTGTTTTCTCAGCAGCACCGGAAGCAGTTGTTTTTGTTTCAGGATTTTCTGCTTCAATTTTTGCCAATGTAGCAGCGTTAACAGCTTTCATTGTAAATTCAGCCATTTGAGTTGCGCTTAATGGATTTCCACTAGCGATAGCTTCTTTAACACCTTTTGCATCTGCATCAATGAAAACTAAACACGCATTAACGCGATCTTTTTCTTGAGCCACACCTAAAGCTAATGCTTGAGCAAACACATCTGGGTGTTCTGCTTTTAATATTTCAATTGTCATGGTTTTATGTTTTGGTTTAATAATTTCAGTTTGTTTTGTTTCAATTTTTCCATTGTATCTTGCAGCAATAGAAAATGCGTGTTTTTCAAAACTTTCAATCTCAGCTTTAATACTTGGAGTGATTGTTATGATTTCATTGATTAAGCCAATTTGCTTAGCTTCTTTAGCAGTTAATGGTACATCAATTCTGCTATCCATAGAAAATACTTGATCTAAAGTAATTCCCTTATCTTTTACACTTTTTAAATTTTCAAATTTTGCAACATCAACCTTAGCCTCAAAAGCCTTACGAAGATTTTTATTAATGTTTGCAAGATTTGTTTTCATTGCATCAGTGAAGTAATTCTGATCACATTCAATCCAACTTGGGTAAGCAGCACGATGTAAAAGAAATTGAGTAACATCTAATGCACTGCAATTTTCAGCATAGCAATTAAAGTATAATCCCATTGAATAACTTTTACCGTCATTCTTAACAGATTTTTTACCTTGTAA